GCAAGCGGTTTGCATCGATTGCAGATATGCAGGTTGGCGATGGCAATCAGGAAGCACCTGTAGGCACGACGATTGCGCTTTTGGAGCGTGGCAGTCGTGTGATGAGCGCGATACATAAGCGGTTGCATTATTCTCAGAAGATTGAGTTCAATCTGCTTGCGCGTGTGGTGAAAGAGTCACCGCTCAAGACGTATCCGTACATGATCGCTAATGGTCAACAGCAGTTGATGGCAACTGACTTCGATGATCGTATTGATATCATTCCTGTATCTGATCCGAATATTTTCTCTATGAGCCAACGTGTGATGCTGGCTCAAGAGATGATGCAGATGGTTCAGTCGAACCCGCAGATTCATGGGCCGCAAGGCATATACAACGCATATCGGCGTATGTACGAAGCCATGGGTGTGCAGCAGATTGAGCAGTTACTGCCTCCACCACCGCAACCACAGCCTATGTCGCCAGGTATGGAGAACGCTGGGTTCTTGCAAGGTCAGCCTGCACAAGCGTTTGCAGATCAAGATCACGATGCGCACATCGCTGCGCATATTTCTTTGTTGCAGTCACCGATTGTTCAGAACGTACCGCAGGGTCAGATGCAGATCGCTGCGATGATTCAGTCGCATATTTATCAGCATGTTGATTTCAAGGCGCGTGAGATGGCGCAACAAGACCCACAGATCATGCAGATGAACCAGCAGATGCAGGCATTGCAACAGCAGGCTCAGATGGATCCTATGATGCAGCAGCAGTTGCAGATGATGCAGCAGCAGATGATGCCGATTATGGAAGATAAGGTTGCGACGATTACTGCTCAGATTGTTGCAGATCTTGGCCCTGCGTTATCACCACAGATGCCTAATGATCCGCTGGTCGAGTTGCGTGATCGTGAGCTTGATATCAAAGAAGCGGATATGGATCGAAAGGCGCGTGAAGCACAACAGCGCATCGATATAGAGCAAGAGCGTGTTGATAATAATAAAGAATTAGCCGAAGATCGCATGGATCTTCAGGCTGACACTGCAGCTATGAAAGATCAGATCGCCAGAGAGCGCATCAATGTTCAGCGTTCTGCCCAGATGGCGAAGACGGCTGAGAATGTAGCCAAGAATTTCTTCGGAAATTAGGAGGACAAGTGAGTTCAGTACGACAAAAGATGGCAGAGACACAGAAGGCTCAAAACAAAGCGGAGGAGAGCGCCCGCCTTGGTGTTGAAGAAGTTGCTCCAGTTGTAGAGCCACCCTCTGAAAAGCCGAAAACTGAAAAAACTGAAAAACTGGAAGCTAAGCCTGCACCTAAGAAGGCGGCTGCGAAGAAAGCGCCTGTTAAGAAAGCTGCAGCACCAAAGAAAGCGCCAGCTAAAAAGAAAACAACCACCTCGCCTGCACCGAAAGGAAAGAAGTAATGCACAACTTTAAGAGACAAACCAGTTTCCCACAGCCCAAGGTCACTGACAGCAAAGTAAGCGTTAAAGATCAGGGCACTGTTGATTACGCAAAAGAAGAGTCTGTTGCTACCCCTGACGCTCCTAAGCCTTATGGTGCAGGACAGATGCGCGGATTTGGCGCGGCTTTGCGTGGCAAGAAGTTTTCTGGAGTTTACTAGAATACGACCATGGCTGAGCCTAAGTATCGTACAGTACGAATACCTAAGCCTCGCTCTCGTGGCATTCGGGGGAAGATGGCGTTGCAAAGATGGCGACGCAGTGGTGGCCGTCAAAAGCAAATACTTAACCCTAAAACGGGCAAGTATGAGCGCGTGCTTTTTGGTGACGCTGGTCAGCGACAGCTGCAGAAGCTTTACCCGACGAAAGAGCGTGGCGAAGCGATTAAGAAGATAGAGAAGTCTAAGGTTGAACAGTCTAAGCGAAACATAGCAGGCGCAGCTGAAGCCAAAAAGAAAGCGGCAGAGATATCTGCAAAAGGAAAGAAAGACCGCGAAGCTAAGGCGAAAGCCAAGGCAGATGCAGAAGCAAAAGCGAAAGCAGATGCAGAGGCAAAAGAAAAGAGAGCCGCTGCAAAGCCAAAAGCGGATCCAAAGCCTAAGCTTCCACCACCTCCTGCTCCGCCAAAAGCCCAGCCCAAACCTACGCTTGCGAAGCCAAAAGCTACACGAGGCCGTGGCGAACCCGACTTACCTATTCCGCCCGTTGCTTTGCCTGCGCCCAAGCCTGCGCCCAAACCTAAGCCTGCACCTAAGCCTGCAGCACCAAAGATTACACAGGCCCGTGGCGAGCCAGACTTGCCTCTGCCAACGCCAAAACCAGTTGTTCAAGCAAAACCAGAGCCACCACCTCCACCCAAGCGAGTGGTGCCAAAAGCACGGCCTACACCGCCTGTGGTTGCTGCAGAGGCACCGCCAACTAGAGGCGCTCTAACCCGTGGTGAACCAGAAGCGCCAAAGATTGCGCCACCTGTTCGCGTAGACACAACGCCAAAACCAAAGCCTGTTAAAAAAATATCAGAGCTTCCTAAGATTGATCAGGAAAAACTTAACACTGTTTTGAAAGACTTGAAGAATAGAGTTGTTTCTCCAGATCTAAAAACGCCTACACAAGCTGAGATTGCAGAAGCTGTGACTAAGGCAACTGGCGGCAGGTACACACCTCCAACTTCAAAAGTTGCCAAGGCTTCACCACCAAAGGCAGAGCCTGTTGCTGTTGCCCCCAAGGCCACTCAAGAACTCGCAACTCCTACAGTTATAGATATTCCCGGCGCTGGACAAGTTAAGGTTCCAAGCATTTCAACGCCTCCTGCAGAACCTAGAATGAGGATGCGAACAGGAGATTTTCAGGACGCGAACAATAATCAAATTGATGATAGGGATGAGCCTAGAACTACACCGGCAGTTACAAGAGTGCCAACGCCAAAAGCGGTATTGGATGCTAATAAAGCTGCAGGCTCACCAGTTGCAGATGTTCTTGCCGTTGCGAATGCACAAAAGGTTGGAGGTAATCTAAACGCTGATCAAATCAGAAGCCTTATCAATGAAGGCAAGATGGATCCAGATGATGATTTCTTCATAGATAGAGAGGGGATTTTTGGGGAGCAAGGTCTCAGGTACAACAAGGGTGTGCCTGAGACTGTTGTAGACCAAATAGTCAAAGACAGACAGCAAGCTGCAGCTGCTGCTCAACAAGCCTCTGGGCAAACAGGCCCCATATTTTCTGTGCCTGACCCAAAAGCCAAGCCGCTTGCAGAAGTTGCACAGCAGCCTGTAGATGACGGTGGCGTGTTTATGCCTATGCCAGGGCAAGATCCTCCGCCAAGAGACCCTGTTACAGAACCTGCGCCTGAGCCACCACCTCCTCCGCAGTTTGTGAACATGGATCCTCTGCAAGGATTTAGAGAAACCTATATTCCTACCAACCTAATCGGGCAGGCATATGACCCATCTGTGCGTGATGCGTATACACAACAGATGATGCAAGCAGGTGCAAACATACAGTCAGGCGGCTATCCAATGTTTAAGACGCCGACATCTGCGATACCGCAAGTTCAGTTTGGTGGGTATGGCGCACCCATGCCTATCGCGCCTTTGATGCCATATGCAGGTTTGGCAGCTCCTCAACCACCCCAAACGGCTAGTGGTGCAATTGTTAACCCTGGCACAGGACAAATTGAGCCTGTTGGTATGGCACCGCCACCTAGATTTCCGGGCATATAAATGGATTCAATAGCTCTTGCTTCTTACATGATGAAGAAGTTTGAACAGTATGAGCAGGGCATTGTGGACTAC